GTTTTTATGTAGTAGGACATCCTGATCCTGTAACAGTAGAAACTTTTTTAGAAAGATTAAGATAAAATGGCAAGTAATAAATTAGCAGTATCAGATTTAGATTTTGATAATATAAAATCTAACTTAAAAACATTCTTACAAAATCAACCAGAATTTTCAGACTACAATTTTGAAGGATCAGGTTTCGCTGTTCTTTTAGATTTGTTAGCATATAATACACACTATCTAGGTTTCAATGCTAATATGTTAGCAAATGAAATGTATTTAGATTCAGCAGATATAAGAAAAAATATTGTATCAATTGCTAAAATGTTAGGTTATACACCTACTTCGGCAAAATCACCTGTAGCAGATATTTCTATTACTGTTAATAATGTACCTACAAGTACAGCGTCAATCACAATGGCAAAAGGCACAGCGTTTGAAACAACAGTTGATGATGTAACTTATCAGTATCTAACAAATGCCGAAATTACAATTACACCTTCAGATGGTGTTTACACTTTTTCAAACGTAGATATTTTTGAAGGTACTTTAGTTTCATTTAGATATACAGTAGATAGTTCCGATCCTGACCAAAGATTTATTATACCTAGTGAGTTAGCAGACATGACAACTTTAAAAGTACAAGTACAAAATTCATCTACTGATTCTACTACAAACACTTTTACTAAAACAACAGGATTAACTTCTATTAATTCAACATCAAAAGTTTATTTTTTACAAGAAAGTGAAGATGAAAGATATGAAATATATTTTGGCGATGGTGTATTAGGTAAAAAATTAGATGATGGTAATATTGTAATATGTGAATACATAGTTACAAACAAAGAAGCTTCAAACGGTGCTTCATCATTTACTTTATCAGGTAATATAGGCGGATTTACAGACGTTAGTATTACAACTAATTCAAGTTCACAAGGTGGTTCTGATCCTCAAACAAAAGAGTCAATTAGATTTAACGCACCTTTACAATATTCAAGGCAAGATAGAGCAGTCACAACAGGTGATTATGAAACTTTAGTAACTGAATTATATCCTAACGCACAAGCCGTTTCTGCTTGGGGTGGTGAAGATGATGAAAATCCAGTTTACGGTCAAGTTAAAATTGCTATTAAGGCTGCCTCTGGTTCTACATTAACTAATCAAACTAAAACTGATTTAGTGGCACAATTAAAAAAATATAATGTTGCTTCAGTAACACCTGTAATTGTTGATCCAGAAACAACAGATATTATATTAACAACAACTGCTAAGTTTGATGAAAAGGCAACCACAAAAAATGCTGATACAATTAAATCAAATATAATTACAAGTTTAGATAATTATAATACTGATACTTTACAAAAATTTGATAGTGTCTTTAGACATTCAAAAGTAGTTAAACAAATAGATGATACAGATACATCTATATTATCAAATGTAACTACTATTAAAGTTAGAAAATCTTTTACACCTACTTTAAGTTCATCTACTAGATATGATGTTTACTTTAGAAACGGTATTTTTAATCCACACTCAGGACATAAGTCAAGTATGGGTGGTGTAATTACTTCTTCAGGTTTTAAAGTAGATGGCGATACAACAAACATTTATTACTTAGATGATGATGGAGAAGGTAATATTAGAAGATATTATTTTGTAGGTACTGTTAGAACATATGCTAACAATACACAAGGTACAGTTGATTACTCAACAGGTCAAATAACTATTAATTCTTTAAATGTATCTTCAATAGAAAATATTAGAGGAGCTTCTTCAACTGTTATAGAAATTACAGTAGAGCCTGCTTCAAATGATATTGTTCCTGTTAGAGATCAGATTTTAAATATAGATACAGCTAACTCTACAATAACAGTTGAAGCTGATACGTTTGTTGGAGGTTCTGCTAGCGCAGGTGTAGGTTATACAACAACAAGTAGTTATTAAAAATGGCAAAGTTCACTGACTTAATTTCAAATCTAGTTAACAGTCAGGCTCCTGACTTTGTTTTAGAGCAACATCCTAAATTTTTAGAATTTGTAAAACAGTATTATACTTTTATGGAGGCGGCAGAGCTATCCGTAACTAGTGTACAAACAACAGACGGTATACTATTAGAAACTGATACAACTTTAGAAAATGAATTACTATTAGATGGTTCTAAATTAACATCACAAAGAACACAAGAAGACGCTGGCGATAAAATACTTTTAGAAAGTTCTACTTATGGTAAATTTACTAGAGGTGAAACTATTACAGGTTCTACTTCAAATGCTACGGCAACAGTTCTTACAGAGGATTTAAGTAATGGTAAATTATACATTTCATCACAAAATAAATTTAAAGATGGTGAAACTATAACAGGTAATTCTTCTAGTGCTAGTGCTGTTATTAATAATTACAAACCAAATCCTGTTTCAACTATTCAACAACTTTTAGAATTTAGAGATCCAGATAAAGTTATTTCTAACTTTTTAACAAAGTTTAGAAATGAATTTTTAAATACTTTACCTGAAACTTTATTTTCTGAAATAGATAAAAGAAAATTAATTAAAAATATTAAATCTTTATATAGAGCAAAAGGTACTGCTAGAGGACATGAAATATTTTTTAAAATGTTATTTGGGTTAAATTCTGAAACGATTTATCCTAAAGAACAAATGTTAAGAGCCTCAGATGGTCAATGGAATATTAAAAAAATATTAAGATGTATTGCTACAACTGGTTCAACAGAAAATTTAATAGGTAGAACAATTACAGGACAAAGTTCTGGCGCAACTGCTATTATAGAAAACGTATTTAAATTTCAAATAGGATCAAGTGAAGTTTCTGAATGTATATTAAATGAAGATACTATCACAGGAACGTTTACTGCTGGCGAAGAAATTAGAGGTACACAATCTGATACATCAACAGAATTTATTAAAGCAACTGTTAGTGCTTTACCTTCAACATCAACTATATCAAATGATGGTGCCTTATATTCAACTGGCGATGTTATTACAGTTACAGGTGGTGGTGAGGCTGCTTCAATACAAGTAGGTGATGTAGGCTCAGGTGGTATAACTAGTTTTGTTATAGACGCAGGTGGTACAGGTTATGCTATTGGCGATGATATTAATTTTACTAATACAGGTGCTGGTGGGGGATCAGCTGAAGCAAAAGTTTCAGTTGTTAATGGTGGTTTTACACAAGAAGAATCAACATCAACTGTTGACGATCATATTGTTTTAGAGGATGAAACAGTAAGAGGTGATCCATATACAGGAAATAAAATTGTACAAGAATCAGGATCAGGTAGTGAAGATATTACTGATATAAGAATTATTAACTCAGGTTCAAACTATACATCTTTACCTACTGTTGCTGTGTCAACTGATAGTGGTGGTTCAGGTGCTAGTGTGTTTGCTTTTGGCGATCAAGTAGGTAGAGTTCAAAGTATTAATAAAATTGATCCAGGTATTAATTACCAAGATTCACCGTCACCACCTTCATTAACTTTTTTAACAAAAATTTTAGTAACTGATATTTCAGGTACATTTACAGAAAATGAAACTATTACAGGTATAGATTCATCTTCTACTGCTATTACAGCAACTTTTAAATCTTTAGATACTGATACTCAAATAATGACTTTATCTTCGGCAAGTGGTACATTTGCTGTTGATACTACATTAACAGGTGGTACTTCAGGCAAAACTGCTGTTGTTAAAATAGTAGATACAGCAACTGCTACAACAACTGTTGCTACAGTTATTGATACTGACGGAAGTTATTTAAATGAAGACGGTCATATTTCAGAATTAACAATGAAAGTACAAGACAGTTTATACTACCAAGATTTTTCATATGTAATTAAAGTTGGTAGATCAATTAATGACTGGCGAGATTCGTTTAAGAAGACAATGCACGGTGCTGGTTTTTACTTTACAGGACAAGTTGATAGTGTTAATAGAATAAATGCTCAACTTAAATCTATAACAGGTATAAATTCAAGTATATCTTACGATGGTCCTGCTCTAGTAATCAATACATTATTCTCTACAATTTTAGGTAGTAGATTAGGTACAGAAACAGATGGCACATCCGTAAGAGCAAATAAAAACTTAGGTGTTGGTGCTGATTTAAACGATAGTACAAGCGATCACTTTACAGCAAACACAAGAGATAGAACGTTAACTCAAAGAATTACATTAAAATTAGGGGAATACAAAGAATTTCCTGTTGCTATTAGAGATAACTCTACTAAATTTGGTATTCCTGTGGCAGGACCTACATTTAAGAGTTTAGGTAAGTTCATGCTAGGGGGAAACTTTAGTAATAGAACAAATATAAGTAGTATCAACGCATTAAGATTAGGTGGTACGTTTAATACAAGTGTTAATGGTGTAGCAAGTAGAATAAGTGATTTTACATTTAAGTTAAAAACTAATTATGCTATACCATCAGAAATTGGTTTATTACAAGAAGATACTTTTGATGAAAACCAAACATTCTTTGACGCAACAGATGTAACTTTTGATGCTGGATAATAGAAGAACGTTATAAATATGAGTATAAATAGTAATATGATAAAGTTGGTTGTTTTAAAAAATGAAGAAATTTTAAAACAAGGTGAAGATTTTACTTTTGAAGGCGATAATATAATCTTAAAAACACCTTTACAACCAAACGAAAGACTATCAGTAAGAAAATTAGAGGAAGATAATGGGTAGACAAGTAATTCAGATAGGAACAACTGCCAATGACGGAACGGGTACTACGCTTCGTGCTGGTGGTGATCTAATCAACGATAACTTTAACGAAATTTACAGTGCTTTAGGTGATGGATCTACTGTCGCATTTACAATATCAGGTGTATCTAACGGTCAAACTTTAATTTATAACTCATCTTCAGGACAATTTGAGCCAGGAGACGCAGGTGGTTTTACAATCGCAGGTGACGGCGGTGATAATCAATCAATAGTTTCTGGTAATACATTAACTGTGGCAGGTGGTACAGGTATTACAACAACAGGTGTTAATACAGATAGATTATCTATTGCTGTTGACGCCACAATTGCTACATTAACAGGTTCACAAACATTAACAAATAAAACATTAACAGCACCAGTTTTAAATGGTGCGTTAAGTGGTACAGGCTTTTTAGATGAAGATAACTTTGCTTCAGATTCAGCAACTGCTGTTGCTTCTCAACAATCTATTAAGGCATATATTGCCACACAAGTTTCAAGTGTTACCGCTTCAAGCACAACTACATTTACAAATAAAACTTTTGACGCTGACGGTACAGGTAACAGTATAACAAATATTGAAAACGCAGATATTAAGGCAGCTGCTGCCATTGCGTTTAGTAAAATGGAAAATTTGACTGCTAGTAGAGCATTAGCTTCAGATTCAAACGGAGACGTATCCGTAACTTCCGTAACAACAACAGAATTAGGTTATCTAAGTGGGGTAACCTCATCAATACAAGATCAATTAAATGCTGCTGGATTAGCATTTGCAATTGCTTTAGGAGGAGAATAATAAATGGCTAATAACTTTTCAGATACCTCGTCAGCGATTACAAGCAATTCGTTGACAGACGTTTTTACTGCTACGGCGAAGTCTTTAGTAATTGCTGGAACAGTTGCTAATACTTCAAGCACAACGTCTGTAAACATAAAAATTGCTAAGATGGACGCTACGACAAGTACAACTTTTACAATAGTGGAAAATGCTCCACTAGTTGTTGGATCTGCTTTTAAAATTCCGAAAATCGTACTTCAAACAAACGATAAGATACAAGTACAATCGGATAATGCTAGTGGATTAGTAACAGTCGCTTTACAATTATTAACAGATGTAAGTTAAGGATATAAATGAGTTACATAGGACAAATACCTGCTACAACGTTTTTACAAAAACAAAGTCAGTCGTTTACACCTGACGGATCAACTACGTCTTTTTCTTTAGATCATTCAGTTACAAACGAAAAAGATTTATTGGTTGTAGTTAATAACGTTATACAAGAGCCAGGTGATGGCAAAGCTTATACTGCTTCTGCTAATACTTTATTAATGTCAGCGGCACCTGCTTCAGGCGATACTATGTATTGTTATTACTTAGGATTTACAGTAGGTACAATTAATACACCTGATAGTTCAGTTACAAAAGCAAAAACAAACTTTATTACAGATACAACCTCAGCAGGTGTAACATCAAAAGGTAGTGGTTCACAAGCTGGTCAAATTCAGCTAAACTGCTCTGCCAATAGCCACGGTATAAAATTAGAATCACCACCTCATGCTGTAGGTCAATCATATACATTGGTATATCCAGATAATGATGTGACAGCAGGCAATGTTATGCAAGTTGATTCAATTTCAGGTTCAGGAGCAACAGCAACAGGTAGTATGAAATTTAAGAATATAAATGCTCCAGCTTTTTTTGCTAATCAAACAGGTGCTCAAGCAATAGCCAATAGCACAAATACTAAAATTTCATATAATACTGAATTATTTGATACTGATGGAATGTATGACCATTCGACCAATTATAGGTTTACACCGACAGTAGCAGGTAAATATGTTGTGGGTGCTAAAATTAAATTTGATAACTGTGCTTCTAGTAGAGTATATACAATGATTTATAAAAATGGTTCGGAATATGAAAGATCAGAAAAAAGAAATGATTCTAGTGGTACAGACCCAGACCCAATATCAAATTTAATTATTGATTTTAATGGCAGTTCAGATTATGTAGAAGTTTATGGTAGACAAGAAAGTGGTGGAAGTATTAATACAAACGTAGCAACAATAACAAGAATGTATTTCTTTGCTTACAAATTAAACGTATAGGAATAAAAAATGGCATTAAGTAAAATTAGTTTATCAGGAAACGGAGTAGAAAATGCTCTACCAGTTACATTAGGTGGCACAACAGTTACGTCTGCCTCTGATATAGGTAACCTTAGAAAAATTGCTACTGCTTCTGCTACTGCTCAAACTGGAGTAGGTTCTATTCAAATAACTTTACCTGAAACATATAAATCTTTTTTATTAGAATTTAGTGCTAAACCTGAAACAGATGACGCACACTTGACTTGTACTGTTTCAACAGATGGTTCAAGTTTTCATAATTCAACTAATAACTATAAATATGGTTATCAACACATTTATGCTAATAGTACGGCACATGATGTAATTTATTCTAATGGTGCTACTTCGGTAGAAATGTCAAAAGACGCTGGTAATAATACAACTAACGCTGAAAGTTGGAATATCATCATGCGTTTAAGACCTATTGACACTGAGTCAAGTGTTAAACAATCTAATAATTGGACTTGGGAAGGTTGTAGATTTGATAGTAGTAACAATTTTAGAGAAATTAGAGGTAGTGCTAGTTTAGAGGCAACTTATGTTCTAAAAATGAATAAGATTAGTATTGCTCCTAACACTGGAAATTTTGAAGATTACTTTTATACTTTATGGGGGTACTACGATGGCTAGATTTAAAATAGTAGATGGTGTAAAAATTGCTTACACAGCACAGGAAGAAACTGCTAGAGACGCTGAAGAGACTGCTTGGGCTAACGGCAAAAACGATAGAATAATGGCAAATTTGAGAGTAAAAAGAGATGAGTTATTAAAAGAGACTGATTGGGAAATAATAAAGGCAGCTGATAGAGGCACAGGTGTACAACAAAATTTAAAAGATTACAGACAGGCATTAAGAGATTTGCCTAGTAATTACACAACAACTGACGGTAAAACTTTAGAAGAAAATTTAAGTAATCTAAATTTACCTACAAGAGGATAATAAGGAGAAACAAAAATGGCAACATTAGCAACTAAAGTTAAATTGTATTTAACAGCTAATTCAAAAACTTGGGATAGTGAACAAGATAATATTGCTTTACAAAACGATGGTTCTGGAGATTACATTAAATCTTGGAACGTATCTGGTTTAGCACAACCATCTGATTCACAAATCGCTAGTTATGAAACTGCTGGTAATACAGAGGAAACTAATAATGGTGTAAGAAGTACAAGAAAAGCTGCTTACGGTAATATTGGTGACCAATTGGATGAAATCTATAAAGATATTGACGCTTGGAAAACAAGAATCAAAGCTGTTAAAGACGCAAATCCAAAAAGTTAATTAAAAAAATAGAGATAAATAATTAAGATGTCTTATATAGGAAAACAACCAGTAGTAGGAAACTTTACAAAGTTAGATGATTTGTCTTTTGACGGATCAACTCAAGCATTTACAATGCAATCTGGCGGCGAAAGTGTAATTCCTTTGAATGAGCAAAACATGTTGGTTACAATTTCTGGCGTAGTTCAGGAACCCAATAGTGCTTATACTGTATCTGGTTCAACAATAACATTTACAGGTGCGCCTGAAAGTACGGATTCTTTTTACGGTATCGTTTACGGAAACGTATTAGATATAGGTACGCCTTCGGATGCTACTATTACGACTGCTAAATTAGCTTCATCATGGTATCATAAAAACAATCAGACATTAACAAGTATTTCTATATCAAGTTCAGAAAATGCTTTATTGGCTGGTCCTATAACAGTCAGTGGAACAATAACAGTGCCTTCGGGCTCAACGGTAACAATAGTTTAATATGAGTACAATAACAGTAAATACAATCGAACCAGTAGGATCAACACTTACAGTTGGCTCTGCTAGTGATACAGTCACAGTTCCGTCAGGAGCTACTATAACTGGTGCTATAGCTAGCACTCCAGCTTTTGAAGCATATCAAAGTGCTGTTCAAACTGGTGTAGGAGACGCTTCATGGACTAAATTAACCATGAACACGGAATTATTTGATACTGCTGGACATTACGATAGTTCATCAAATTATAGATTTACACCATTGGTAGCTGGAAAATATTTTGTTTATTTAAATGCTGGAATGTATTCTGAAACAAGTAATAAAATGAACGTGGCAAACGTAGCCATATATAAAAATGGTAGTATATATAAAATATCAAACATTACATTTAATTCTGGATCTGATATAGCAAACGAAGTTAATGCGACTGTTTGTGCTGTTGTTGATTTTAATGGAAGTTCTGATTATGTAGAAGCCTATGCTAGATCAAATGTTACAAGTGGAACATCTACTTTGGATGCGAGAGTTAACACTGGCGCATTTGGAGCTTACAAATTAATAGGAGTATAATATGTCAGGTGGAACAATAAAAGCTGGAACATTAACGACAACAACAGGCGCAGGTTCTGTTATTATACCAGCAGGTGTACAGTTTACAGCAAAAGGCACAATGACAGGTCATATGGCACCTACTTTTTGTGTTTATAGAGATTATAATGACGGCGGTTATCAATCTATAGGAAATAATAGTTTTACAAAAGCACAATTTAACGCTAAGTATTGGGATACCAATAGTGATTTTGATATTACCACAAATTATAGATTTACTGCTTCAGTAGCAGGACTATATCAAATGGGTACAGGTATAACTATTGATAATATAGCAGACCAAGCTTATATAAGAGTAAGTATATATAAAAATGGCTCTGAGACAAATCCGAATGCTCAAGGTTTAAATATGATTACAGAAAGTTCTGGCACAACTCCACATCAAGCTAATGTTAGCACTCTTATTGATGTTGATGTAGGTGATTATTTTGAAGTTTACATTAAACATAATCATGGAAGTAGTAGAGATTGGCGAACAGAATACGGTAATACTTTTTGGGGAATGAGAATAGGATCATCTGTTACATCAACAAATACTGGCGGTGTAACTGCTAGTGATTCAGGTAGTAGTTCAGGATATGGAGGATATTAATAAATGAGTAGTATTATAAAAGTAAATAATATACAAGACGGCGGCGGAAACTCTATTGTATCTTCAAACGGTAGTGGTACGTTTACACCAGGCAGTGCTTTGGCAACAGGTGTACTTGCTAACACTCCAGCTTTTGAAGCGTATCTCGGATCAAATCAAACTGTTTCTCATGCTACTTTAACAAAAGTAACGATAAACACAGAGGTTTTAGATTCTTCTAGTGCTTATGACCATTCCTCAAATTATCGTTTTACTCCACAAACAGCAGGAAAATATTTTGTTTATGCTAATTTAACAATGTACTCTACAAGTAATGATACGATTAACGGAGCTATAATAGCAATTTATAAAAATGGTTCTAATTATAAAGCACAAGACTTAACTCCTGGTGGTAGTGAATCAATTAGAGAAGCACTTTCTACAGCTGCTATAATAGATTTTAATGGCTCATCTGATTATGTTGAGCTTTATGGTTACTTAGATGTAGACTCAGGAACTCCAACAATACAATCGGGAGATAAGTATTGTAATTTTGGAGCTTACAAAATAATAGGAGCTTAATATGGCATTAACAAGAATAAGTTTAACTAGTCCAGCAGTTTCAGGCACATTGCCAATAGCAAATGGTGGTACTGCTGCTACTACTTTATCGGGTGCTGGATTAGCTAGTACTCCAGCTTTTGAAGCATATATAGGAGGTAGTGGAGGTCAAGCTGTTTCTGATAATACTGTTACAATAGTTCAAGCAAACACCGAAGTTTTTGATACTGATAGTGCTTATAATACTAGCACATATAGATTTATACCTCAAACGGCTGGAAAATATTTTTGTTATGCTTCTATACAAACAGAAACAGGAACGAATGATGACTTAAATGATAGTTATTTATATTTTAAATTAAATGGTTCTAATATTTATGAATCTGTAAATATTTATGCCAATGGTTTTGGAAGACAAGATATAATTAGTGGACACATAACCGTTGAAATGAATGGTTCGTCTGACTATTTAGAATTATATGGCAGAATAAATTGTGAAGATAATAGTGGAATGTTGTTTGAAAGTCATACTCAATGGAAAAGAGCAACACACTTTGGCGCATATAGAATAATAGGAGCTTAGACAAAACCATAAAGAAAAGAGGATAAATAGTATTAAGGAAAAAAATTATGCCAGCAATAATAACAAATAAGTTTAGAATACACAACTCAGAGCAGTTCCAAGAGTCTTTTTCAGAATCATCTGCTAATGTGTATTATTTAGCTATAGGAAGACCACACGCATTTGGTACTTCTACAAGACCAGATAGTAGAACAGAATTTGAAGGTTCTGATACTTCAGCACCTACACCTGTCGATTCAATACAAGAAGAGTTTTATTCTTTTGACGACTTTATGGCTGCTAAAAAAGTTACAAGTAATGACATATCATTTGCTGTACCTAGAAGAAACTGGACAACTGGCACAGTTTACGATTATTACAGACATGATTATGGACATTTAGTAACAGGATCAACTTCAAGTACACAATCAGCAAACAGTGGTGCTACAGCTTTATATGACGCAACTTTTTATGTACTAACATCTGACTTCAATGTTTACAAATGTTTAGATAACAATGGTGACGCTAACTCAACAGTAGAACCAAGTGGTACATCAAACTCTATATTAACAACTGGTGACGGATACAAATGGAAATATATGTATTCTTTATCTGCTGCTCAAAGACAAAACTTTTTATCAACTGACTTTATGGCAGTTGCTACTAATTCAACTGTATCATCTGCCGCTGTAGATGGTGCCGTTAACATAGTAAAAATTAAAACAGCAGGTTCAGGTGGTACTAACGGATCACACACAGGTGTTGCGATTAGAGGTGATGGTTCATCTGGTGCTTGTACTGTAACAGTATCAGGTGGTGCTGTGACAGCAGTAACAGTTACAACTCCTGGAACAGGTTATACTTACGGTTATATTAGAAATGCTGATATAGTATCTGCTGGTGCTACAAGTTTAAGTGGTTCAGAATTAGATGTAATTATAGAGCCAAAAGGCGGACACGGATTTAATGCTGTAAAAGAATTAGGTGGATTTTTTGTAATGTGTAATACAAACTTTGAAGGTACTGAATCATCAAACACAGGTGATTTCGTTGTAGGACAAGATTTTAGAAGAGTTGCTTTACTTAGAGATATTAAATCAGGTGGTTCAGCTGCTTCATCTACAACATTAAGAGGAACAAAAGCAATATTACTTGCTAGTAATTCAGGTAACTTTACAGTTGATGAAGAAATAAATCAAGCCACTTCAGGCGCTGTAGGTAAAGTTGTAGAATGGGATTCATCAAACAAAATTTTATATTATGTACAAACAAGACACAATGATGCTGGCGCAGATAGTAATGGAAATTTAACAGCATTTTCTAGCACACATACAATCACAGGACAATCTTCTAGTTCTACAGGAACACCTTCAAGTGCTTCTTCAACAGTTGATAGTATTTCATTTTCAAGTGGATACGCTGGTTCTGAAATTGACGCCGACACTGGTGATGTACTGTATATAGAAAATAGGGCACCAATAACAAGAGCTTCAGATCAAACTGAAAATGTTAAACTGATAATTGAATTTTAGAGGGAAATAAATGCCAAGTCCAACAGACTTTAACCTCACGCCTTACTTTGATGACTTTACGGAAAGTAAAAAATTCCATAGAGTTCTTTTTAG